CGCACGGTCATCACATGCATGGGAATGCATGGTTCGAAGTGCGCACGAGTGGGAGGATCCGTGTGTGGCTTGTCACGACTTTAAGGTCGTGCAACTACCTGAATCCATTCTCGCTCAGTGTTCTGGCGTGGTCGCCTTTTGACTATGTTAGATCGCGATTCTTCTTTCCTGCGGGGACGCAAATAGAAGATGACCTTTGTTAGACCCGTTTTAGAACTGGAAGTCCTAGGTAACATAATCACATCTAATACACCTATTTAAAGGACGGAAGGTACTAGACGGAAGAATTCCTCTCTTGGGGAGTTTATTCTTTCTTTAATGCTATGAAGTAGTATCATAGCGCTGCCTCAGGTATGCAGCAACCCATGCGGATGGAACATCTCCGCGCTCTCTGTGAGAGTAAAGGAACCTCTCGGCTCAAGTCCGATGACGGGGCATTACGTCCCCCCGAAGACACCATTCGGTCCCAAATCCAAATCGCCCGGGATAAAAGGCGGCAGCACTCCGAGATTGTGCGGATGAACTACCGTGACCCATTCCTGAGCTGAGTATTCGCTCGGGGCACCCAAATGTACAACATCCAAATCGCAATCCCTGGGCCAAGGAAACGCAAATCTGGCCCATACCTATTCGAGCTCGTCAAGTCCTCTTGGTCGAATCTCTTTTACAAGGTGCAGTGGAAGGCACAACGAGGTAGAAGAGTTCCCACATGGATGACTCGAACGCTTGCGGATCTGAAGCAAAAGCTGGACATACTTGAAAGCCAGCACAAGATCTCGGTGAGCAATGAACGACGACGCGAGCCTGTACCGCGCAGGCGAACCCACGGTGGAATGGACGGGACAGATGTAGATGACCGTTCGGATAGTGGAGAGTCGATCGGGGAGAGAGACCTCGGTTCAGGCCCAAGTGAAGATCCCGTTGTTGTCTCAGACGCAGCGATTCTTGCAGGAGGAGAACCTGATGGGTACGGCGAAGATGTACCAGCACTCCGTGACGGGAGTCCCGCGAGGGAAGTGAGTCCGAACCCAGATCGTGTTACGATTGGTGGGGGTGCCGACGAGGGATTGATGTGCGGTGGCAGTCATGAAACCGGCGAAGCGTACGATCCGAGGAACCCGTCCGAAAGGGCATTCGCATCGGACCCGTACGAGGAGCGTGAGAAGGATGGACTACGGTTCATCTCGAAGGACACGGGGCACGAGTACAAGGGTGGTACGTCGTATAAGCCGAACACAACAACGTCTTTGCCAGCTCAGGGGAGCAGCAGCCCGTTGGTTGGGGTAAAAGTCCCCGCCGTCTCGAGGATTATCTTGGACGATGCTGAAAAGTGTCCAACCAAGCCGACGACGGCAGAACAGATCCATGTCATTTCCAGGTATCTTGAATTACTCCGAGAATGCGACATCGAGACTGATCAGCAGAAATGCTGTGATTTCTTGTGGCGAGCATTACAAGACATCTACCAGATCCCCGAGGAACTTCGTACCGAAAGGTGCGTCAAGAAGAACCTTGACAAAATGGTAGAGGAGGTATTCGGAACAATGGACAACCCGCTGGATGAGGCCCCACCAAAAGTCGACTCTGACATCATCTTCTCTCTTTACCTCGCACGAAAGTGCCTTCTTGTAGGTAGGAAAGAGGATATGAAAACGTCATTGAAGTCCTTTGTGAAGCTCATAACTAGCGAACCGCCGACGACCGACAAGACTCAGAGGGCGAAAGCCTTCATCAGACAGCTTGCGGAGGATCTGTTCACCAACCAGAAGTACGACGCTTTCCTTAAGGATGCCCAAGCTTTCTGTCCGGTATCATCGAAGTCGTGCCGTGAGGGTCCTGTTAAGAGGGACATCTTTTACGGCCTCCGAAAGAAGAAACCGACGAAGGGCAACCCAGAGCATGTCAAACCGAAAGCAATCCTTTCTGGTGGTAAAATCAGAGTGATCACAATCGACAGCTGCGAGGACCTAGCGTTCGCACCCTTCAACACCTTCATGTCACGTTGCATCCAGTCCGAGAATTGGTGCGTCTTTGGGCGTACTGTCCAAGCTTGGATGGACGAGAATGCGACATTGATGGAGACGTGGGGCAAGGAACGTATTGTCTCGGGAGATCTTCAGAGCGCGACAGACACCTTCAACGGAGTGTTCGCAGAGGAGGTCTTGGAAGTCTTGAATGAGGTCTGCGCATGGGAGGAAGGTGAGCTTGAGCGGGCGAAAGCCATTACGACTCGAGCGATACTGACCCTCGGCAAAGAACTCTACAGTCAGACCCGCGGGCAACTCATGGGTTCCGTCCTCAGCTTCCCAATTCTGTGTCTCGTATCCCTAACTGCGTGGGCCGTCGGAAACGACGTCGACCTCGAGTATATGCGGACGAAGGAACGCAGAGACAGGAAGCTCCTCAGGGACAAGTGGCGTGTCGGTGTGAATGGTGACGACATTGTCTTCCCTTCCAGTGATGATGGCAAAGGCTGGGTAACCGGCGTCCAAGCTATCGGAGGAATCGTCTCTTCAGGGAAGTCTTTGTGCAGTTCCCGGGTCTTCACCCTCAACAGCGAGCTTTGGTGGCGAGAGTCACTAGATGATCCATGGCTTGCTCCAGGGGCAATCAGACCTTCACTCTTCTTCGGAATCGCGAGCGACCGTAGGTGCAATCCAGAAATGGCGTGCCTGCACTGGCTCAGATCAGAAGTTCCCTTACCACCCGATGTAGACGCCCTCGTGCGGCGCAACCTCAAATTCTCTATGCCAAGGTCGATGGGCGGTCTAGGTCTCGAAAGAGACTTTGACCCCGACCTAGTGCGAGAGTGGTTGCGAGCCGAGCCCAAGTATGTCTACTGGCCACGATGGGATGCGACGGTTGAGGCGCTTCGGCAGGAAGACAGGAGGACGCAAGCTGACTGGCTCGTGTTACGCACACAGGTGGAGGAGGTACGAAAGAGTATCCTTCAGCCCTACCAGGGGTATCCACGCTGGACCGTAACCGGCGAGCCTGAGACCACAGAACTCGGATCGATCTACAACGATGAGCAGCTCAAGAAGCTCTATGATCGTGAGTTCTACATCAGCGAGCAGAACCTCGTCAAGATGTCTGTCCCAGCCAGAGTTGACCTGAGTCAATACCATGCCTGGCGTCTTAAGCCGCTATCTTACAAAGACT